ATCCAAGTGTTCTCTGAAATAAAGAACCTTGTCCCAAAACTCTCGCATGACCGGGAGGTACGTTTTGAACCATTCACGATCTCGTTTCACGTTTACGACGACAAATTCTTCCGGTCTCGGCCAGTTAAATTCAGCTGGTTTATATTGGATAAAATCAGCCTCTTCGAGATCTAAAATTTCCATACACAATTGCAATTGTGGCATGTAGTGTTCAGGAACACACGGCTCAATCGTACGAGACATCGGACACTTGATTTCGACGAGTTTTCCGGATTCAGACACACCATCCGGACTTCCGCCGAGCCATGTATGTATCGGATGTGGACACAAACCAATCTCGTGGACGACTTCCCCGTGACGCTCTTCATAGAGAATACGAGCCTCGTCTTCGTACTTTTCCCCGTGTCGCGTGGCTTCGTTTCCCATAAACTTTTCACCGACGCCACATTTCTTTAAAAGAAGACCTTGGGGTGTTTCGTACTTATTTTTCCCTATCGCAGTCGCGGCATCTGACGCTGTCAGCATATTGCCACGGAGCGCGAGCCATTCCTGACTCTTCTGCGCCGCGTATTCCCTCGCGATGAGCGCTTCGACGTTTGGGTGCATATTAATATAGTAGTGAATCTACCTTTTAAGCTGGGGAGGATAGAAAAAAGCCTTTGCGGCATTCTGCTCGGCACGTTTTTTACTCTTTGCACACCCTCGCCCCAGAAACACATTATCAACGAAGACGTCTACGGTGAAAACACCATCTATTTGTGACGTCACGCGATACTCGGGAAGTGGTAGACTGTTTGATTGTGTGTATCGCATGAGATGATCTTTGTAATTATTATCCACCATGATGGATTTCATATCGACGAGTTGTGGGTTTTCGTAGATTGAGAGGACAAATTGCTTCGCGTGTAACAAACCGAGATCCATGTAAATAGCGCCGATCAATGCTTCAAACACGTCTTCGAGAATTTTTGGATTTGTATTCCACCCATTTCGCATACCTTTTTCATCCATGAGCACGTGTTCATGGAGTCCAAGTTTATTCGCTATACCAGCGAGCGTTTCTCCGCGCACGAGTTGAGTTCGCGCTTTTGTCAAAAAGCCTTCTTGTTTCTCTTCATATCTGTCATATAAATATTTCGTTATCACAAATCCTAGGACGGAATCGCCTATGAATTCTAGAGTCTCAAAGGAACCCGTGAGTTCTTCGTATTCCTTTAGGGCTGATTTATGCGTGAAGGCTTTTTGATACAAATCCAACTTGGTTGGCTTTGTACCAATAAGTTCTTCGATCATGGACTTATTGATGTTCATGTTATTTCACACACGTGTTATTTGTTTAAGCCTTAACATAGTGCGGGCTCAAGAACTTTTGCAAGTTGAGGAACGTGACTTGGACATCACCCGGTTGTAAGAGATCGCGGAGCTTTTCATCCATGATGAGCACACGGCCATTCTCCGGGTGCTTCAAGCCGTTGTCAGTGATGTACTTCGTGATGGCCTTGGTGACTTCACTTCGAGAAATCAATTCTCCCGTCGGAAGGTTGATGAACGCACGGAGCTTGTCGCTGATGTTTTGCTTACGGTTGAAGCCATTGTTCTTCGCACGCTCGGCAGCCTTGGTTCCGTCCGGATCGTCTTGCTTGGCCTTTACCTTTCGGACGAGCTTCGTCAAGGACTTAACTTCGGCGCGGAGAGCGGTGAGTTCGGTTTGGATAGTTTCAAGAGACATCTTATATCTTTGTAAGACGTCTCATCTTTAAGTCTCATTTTCGTAACGACAATGTACTGGTTATTACCAGACCTAAAAGAACCACAAGGATTATTTTAGTATATGCTGGAATATCGACTTGAAATGGTGTGAATAAATCGTCTGTTATTTTGTACGGAGGTCTGGGACGAACACCCTTACATTGTCCAGGGCACCCACCGGAACAACACGCTGGATTACACGGAAATACGCGCTTTCCTCGACGAACACCACAGAATTGCTTTTCGTATGGATACGTCTCACTCTTCGTGGCGTAACACTTACACTCATCAATCACATCACACGTGAGCTTCTCACATTCCATTTTTATATATCGCAATATTATAATGGACGATAACATTTACTCAGAGGCCGTGATCAATCGGTTCATGTTGAAGAATATATTCTTCAATGATGCCACACTGAAGAGGTATTATGAAAACGATGACGTGGCAAATTTTAGAAAGCGTCTGCACAGACTTCATAAGAAGGAATCACTCGAAAAAATCGTGTATGCCTACGTGACTGACTCCATTCGTGACATTGTGTACAGAATGGTGGGTGAACTTTCGGATTTTTTAAAGTCGAGCGGCGATCTCGTCGTGTCCGGGGGTGAGGCGTTCAATTATTACATTGATCGTAAAGACAGAATCATCACGAGCGACATAGATACGAAGTTTGTTCCTAGATTCAAATACGATTCCAAATACTTTGGGAAACTTCAAGCCGTCAAGGTTCTTTTGTGGAATAAACTCGGTGAAATTGCATCAAAATACGATAAGGAAATTCGCTCGAGGTTTACGAGGAAAACAAAACTCGAAAAGTTTTTAGGACTCGGTTTCGCCGAAAAGGGACCGTTCGTGACTCGTAGATATATCCTGATTAAGAAGAAAAAGGCTGGTAACGGTCCCGAACCGGCAAAGATGAATGTGTTCATCGACGTCGAACTCTTTGCGCTCGATCTCAAAACGCGGTACTTTTCACCGGCAAAGGGACACATCGTCGAAAAGACTATGGGTGGTATCCTTGACATTCCTTTCATGCGTCCAGGTGAATTTGGGTTCGAAGTTGTCGAAACGAAGAAGAAGGGTGTCACGTATAGAAATAGACTCACGGGTACGATTATTCGCGATGATCGAATCTATGTCGCTGGACGACGATTTTTACTCGATGATGTGTATCTCATGCAGAAGCTCGGTCTTCGTCCAGAAAAGCGTGAAAAGGATCGTCAGCGCATGGTGAAATTGTCCAAGATTATTTCGAGTAAAGTGTCCGTGAACTCGAGTGATACGATTGAATCCATTTACCACAAAGTCAGTAAACTTCCAATGACACCAGCGCGTCGACGAAAACTCGATGGTCGAGTGAACATGAAGGCTGCGCTGGCCGTGAATCCACGCAAATATGCGGCGCACACAACACCCCCAGACGAAGAGCGTGTGTCTCGACAATTCGTCATCGGTCTCAAGGCGTCAACGAAAAGTGTCTCGGTTCCGGGTTTCCAGAAGACGAAAGGAAATCAACGTTTCGATATTAATGATCAAATATGGCGAACGTCTAAAAATAAAAACTACGTGAAGAATGAGTACGATTTCAGACCGACGACTGGTGGTAAGGTTCCGGAAAAGTTTAATCTCATCAAGACCTTGTACGGTTACAGACCGGCACGAGACAATTGGGTTCCTAAGCAGGTACTCTTAAAGTCCGCGCAGATTCCTTTCGTTGGTTTAAAGAAATAAGTACAATGTACGGTATAATGTTATACGATACTCCTACCAAGGATGATGAAGGTTTCTACTTTGTCAAGGCGACCAAGGATGACAAGAAGAAGTGCTTTGTCCAGTTGAACAAGGTCAGAGTCTCTGGACTCACGGAAACCGAGGTCACATTCGATCTCGTGTCTGAACGAAATCTCGAACGCGTACAAGTGCTCGACGCACAAAACATTCAGGCCGCAGTCGAAAACTCTGAATCTTGGTTCGGTAAGTCTCTCAGTGAAGATACGGTTAAGTCGGCCTATACCGCGAGTGTCACAGACAATCAAGTGTCCGCAGATAAAATTGCTCCGACGAAGATCTTCACCGCGGATCAGGAGCTCGTGGACTTCAGTGCGCTCACCACCGAGAGTGACTGTTCGGTGATTCTCGAGTTTGCCGGATTGTGGTTCGCCAAGAAGGCTTTCGGTCCGGTGTGGAATGTCGTCCAGGTCAAGATGTCCCCACCTCCCATCCAGCCGGAAGAAACATATCCAGAGGAATTTGCTTTCCAAGATGAGGATGACGAATAAAAAAATTTGTATAGTGTATAATAAAAGATGGTGAAGATTCGCCCGAATCAGCTGGTCATGCTCGCGGCCGTGGCCGTCCTCGTTTATTTGTTATTCACGATGAAGTCCAGCAAGTCGAAGTACAGCATCCAAGAAACTATGTACGCGCCGAGCCTTTACGACAGCAAGGACGTCGCCCCGAGCACGTGCCAAATGAAGGCTGGTACGGGTCTCGCGTCTTCGTTGTTGCCTCGTGAAGTCGCGTCTCAGGAAGACTTCGGTGAATTCGCACCGGAAGACATCCTCAAGGGTCAAAACTTCTTGGACCCGCGCCAACAAATTGGTTTCCCGGAAACGACTGGTGGTGCTTTGCGTAACGCCAACCAACAAATCCGCGCGGACCCACCGAACCCGAAGGATGCTTTCGTTTGGAATAACTCCACGATTGCCCCCGATTTGATGCAACGTAGTTTGTGCGCTTAAAGATTTTAGAGTAATAGTATGTAAATATGTCTTCTGTGTCCAATGAACTTTCGACGAGTGTTTCAAAGCTCGTTGAACTTTCGAAACAACTCTCTGAAGCGAAAGCTGATATCAAAGTCCTCAACCAGGAAGAAAAGCGACTGAAGGAGTCGGTAAAAAAACACATGGTTGATCAGGGCATTGATACCATTAACCTCAGGAAAGGGAAGATAAGTTTGCGAAAAAGCGTCCGTAAGTCAGGCGTTAATAAGGATTCTGTAAGGGAAGGACTACTGAAATTCTTTGGTGGTGACGAGGTCAAGGTTGAGGGTGCGATCAACGCGATTCAAGACAATCTGAAAACCAAGGAATCGGTGACGATTTCGTTAACCGGTATAAAAGAGAAACCCCCCAAAGAAGATAAGTAAGACTAATGGTTTGGAGCCAATACATTGAAGATGGCAACTATGACCTCGACGTGGAGTTGAATGAACACGGCGATGTCATAGACGATGATGACACACATATGACTATTCACGATTGGGAATCCAAATATTCATATGAATTGTGGGAATTATGGGATCTCATGACTCTTTTGATTCGAGATGCATGGTTAGAACATGTACTCTTTGATCAGGGTGATTTCAGTGACTTTGTGGATTTTTGCTACAAGGAACACACTGAATCACCGATGTATCTCTATTGTCCGGTGATACCGAACATATCGTACATTTGGAAAAAACTTCAGGAATGTGTGGATGATATGAATATGAGACACATATTCATGGTCGGTGCCACACTCGATCACTTTCTCGATTTCATGGCTTCACATACATCACAAAATAATATAGGTATATACTAAATGCTTCCAGATATCGCGACTCGTAAAGTTGCAATCCCAGCCGCGCTTTTCGTCGCACTCAGTCCGGGTCTTTTGCTCACGGCGGATGGAAAGTCTGTTAAATTTACCAATGGTAAGACGAGTCAAATGGCTGTCTTCTTCCACGCGCTCGTGTTCTTCTTGGTGTATTCCATGGTTGCGCGCGTCATGGGTTTGGTCGTCACGAAGGCTGATTTGCTCGTGACCACGACCTTGTTCCTCGCCTTGAGTCCGGGTCTTCTTTTGACCCTGCCGCCGGGATCGGGTGGTGTTCTTCGTTCCGGACAAACCAGTCCGGAATCTGTCGTCGTGCACGCACTCGTGTTCGCGATTGTTTTCGCGTCTTTGCGGCGTCAATTTCCTCAATTCTATTAATAGGATATGAAGTATCTGGTTTTAGGACCCGGTGCCATGGGCATTTATGCCATGATCGGCCGTCTTAAACGAATACATAAAGATCTTCGTGATGTCCAGGAGATATCCGGTGCTTCAGCTGGATCTATCTTGGCACTATTTTTAGCTTTGGGGATGTCCGTCGATAAGATTCTCAGAATTTCTTTATCGTTCGATATCTCTGAATTTGTTAAGGTAAACATTGAACTCTTTTTTAACAAATTTGGCTTTGTTGATGTGGATCCAATTCGACAAAAACTCATCGAAATATGTGGTTGTAATCCAACATTTAAAGAACTCAAAAAGAAGATTTACGTCGCAGCCTTTTGTTTGAATTCATCGAAAACGGAATACTTTTCCGTGGATACACACCCGGACATGAAAGTCATCGATGCCGTGTGCATGAGCATCGCCATACCCTTGGTGTTCGAGTGTGGTAAATATAACGGTCGAACCTACGTCGACGGTGGTGTCGCGGAAGAAATACCATTATTTCCATTTCTCGATAAAAAACCATACGAAATCGAGTGTGTAAAAGTTCGAGTGATACCAAAATATAAAGAAGATCTCGATAACCCGAAACAGTTTCTCGAGACGATCATCACGTCGACACTGAGAAATAGGGGTAAATATACTACCAGGATAAAAACACACCAAATAGACATAGAACACTTTAATATATTCGACTTCAATATGAACTATGAAGATAAACTGCGATTATACATGATGGGTCACGATTTTTAATGTTTTTGTATACTAAAGTGTATGGATGGATGCATGTGATCCAAAACTTGATATAGAAAATCTACGCCAAATGATCAAACAGAATACCGGTAAGGATCTGAAGTTATCTCGTAAGAAGATATGTCAGGCGTATACGGATATTCAGGAAGATAATCTTCCACTCCCACCTTTGGTTCTCAGTAGGAATAGAACATTCATGGTGGATGCTAAATCACCGTTAAAGCAAAAGGATTACGATACCCTCTTTGCGAGTGATTCCAAGGTGAGTGATTTGAAACGCGTCGCGAAAAAGGCTGGCGTCGTGCTCACCGATGGTCTCACGAAATCGGAACTCGTCGACGCGACGAAACGGTACCTCGACGGTCGTAAAATTCGAGAACCCATCGTGCTCGCGAGAAAACGTCACACATCCGTGTCAAAAGTAAACGTGAACACGAACGTGAACAACACGAACGTGAACCGAGTGAACAACGTGAACAACACGAACGTGAACCGAGTGAATACGAACACGAACGTGAACGCGAACCGTGGAAATACTTTCCCCTCGAACCGAGTGAATACGAACGTGAACGCGAACCGTGGAAATGCTCTCCCTGTGAACACGAACCGTAGAAATGCTCTCCCTGTGAACGCGAACCGTGGAAATGCTCTCCCCGTGAACCGAGTGAACACGAACCGAGTGAACCGCGGCAACGCTTTTCGCAAGAATACGACGAACGTATCTTTCCCGAAATCGGTAAACATCGCAGCTCCCGCGCGACCTGTTTCATCGGCAC